GTTCGTATGGTTTAAGGATTGGGGGGCTTGCTCCCCTTTCTTTTAAGGATAAATATGGCTTTGTTTCGTTGCAATAAATCTGGCAATACAGTCGAATTCAGATATGACTTTGATATTGTCGAGATGCGTAGGCATCCAGAATACACAGAGGTTGATACTTCTGCTGTTGTGGAGGTTGAGAAGGTTGATGGAACAAGGCAAACGCTGACTTTGAAGAAACCTATGGGTAGACCCCGTAAGGAACAATTGTTATGAGTGATATTGATGCTAGAGATTTTGGCAAGTTAGAGGCACAGGTTGCTTCCTTGCAGACTGAGGTTCACCAGTTAGCCACCGATGTCAAGGCGCTCCTTGAGTTGGCAAACAAGTCAAAAGGTGGGTTTTGGATGGGTATGACCATCGCTTCTATGGCTGGTGGTGTAATTACATTTGTTGCGGGTAAATTACTTAAATAAGGGGAAATCCTATGCCGATGGTTGGAAAAAAGAAGTTTGCTTACTCTGAAAAGGGTGAGAAAGAGGCTAAAGAGTATGGCAAGAAAAAGGGTCTTCCTGTGACCATTATGGTTGCTATTGGTAAGCCAAAAGGTATGCCTATGCGTGGTCAGCGTACCGCAACTAACATGATGAAGAAATCAGGCCGTGGTAAATGAAAAAGACCAAAGCACAAGCCAAAATTAGCAAAGTCATGCGTGAGTACAAGGCAGGTGATCTGCACTCAGGCAAGGGTGGTAAGGTTGTAACTAGCCAAAAACAAGCACTCGCCATTGCATTATCAGAAAGTGGTATGTCTAAACCAACAAAGAAGAAAAAAAGGTGAAGTGATGAAAACTCCTGCTTGGCAACGCTCCGAAGGTAAAAATGCCAAAGGGGGGTTGAACTCCAAGGGCAGAGCATCTTATAATGCGGAAACTGGTGGTAATCTCAAAGCACCAGTAAAGTCGGGGGATAATCCCCGTAGAGCAAGTTTCTTGGCTCGTATGGCTGGCAACGATGGTGCTGAATACGACAAGGATGGTAAACCGACAAGACTGCTTCTTTCGTTACGTTCTTGGGGTAGTAGTTCCAAGGCTGACGCAAAGGCAAAAGCCAAGTCTATTTCCGAACGAAATAAGGCAAAGGCAAAATGAGAGCAATATCAGTTGGAGTTAGTCCCACAGCGGCAGTAGACACAACAGTCTATACCTGTCCTACGGGCTATTACGCCAAATTTACTGTAATGTATATACACAATACAGGTGGCTCTACCAAACATATAACTGTTCAATGGTTTGACGCAAGTGCTAATACAACCCTTGATATATTGACTCAATACAACTTTACGGCAAAGAATTATTTGCAGTTTGATGGCAATGCTTACATTGTTTTAGAAGAAGGCGACAAACTCAAAATAACTACTGAGTCTGGAAGCGCCTTCAGTTTTATAGCAACATTTGAAGAAATAGGATTGACAAGACAATGACCTACCTTGAACTGATCAATGATGTCTTGGTTCGTTTGCGTGAACCAACTGTTTCTACCAACCTAGAGACTACTTATTCAACCCTGATTGGCAAGTTTGTCAATGATGCAAAGCGTCAGATTGAGGATGCCTTTGCTTGGAACGTATTAGTCCAAACTATCACAGTTACCACAGTTGCAAGCACTTCTTCCTACTCCCTCACAGGGGCTGGTCAGAAGTTCCAAGTCTTAGACGCAATCAATACCACTAGCCTTTTGGGGATGAAAAACATTGATTTTGTCACCATGAATCGCAACATCAACTTCTTGCCCGCTGGAACTTCAGCACCTACTGACTATGCTTTTAATGGCGTAGATGGTAGTTACGATACAAAAGTAACCTTGTATCCAGTACCAGATGCTGTATACACAGTTAAATTCTCTTTAGCCATAGCACAAGCCAATTTGTCTGCTGACGCTACTGTGGTGCAAGTACCTGATGTTTTAGTGGCTCAAAACGCCTATGCAAGGGCATTGGTTGAGCGTGGTGAAGATGGTGGATTGTCTTCCTCGGAAGCGTATGCGCTATACAAATCAATGTTGTCAGACCATATTGCTTTGGAGGGTACACGTTATCCTGATCGTGGGGAGTTTGTAGCGATATGAGCCAAGCAATCCAAACCTCTAGCATCTCAGCCCCAGGCTTCTACGGGTTAAACACCCAAGATTCGCCTTTGGACTTGAATCAAGGGTTTGCTTTAGTTGCCACTAATTGTGTGATTGACCAATATGGACGCATTGGGTCACGCAAAGGTTGGTCAAGGGTTAACGCATCTTCTGGCGCATTGGGTGCAAATGATGTTGGCGTAATACATGAGTTAGTTCAGGCTGATGGCACTTTGACTGTGCTGTTCTCTGGAAATAACAAGTTGTTTAAGTTGGATGGGTCTAGTGCTGTTTCAGAGTTGACCTATGGTGGTGGCGGTACTGCCCCTACCATCACAGCAAACAACTGGCATTGCACATCCTTAAATGCAATAACCTACTTCTTCCAAGCAGGGCACGATCCTTTAATCTTTGACCCTACTGTAAGTGCAACCACGTATAGACGGATTTCTGAGAAGTCAGGATATGTTGCTACTGTTCCGAATGGAAACATCGCTATATCGGCTTATGGTCGCTTGTGGGTGGCAGGTGTGCCAACACAAAACAATACTGTTTACTTCTCTGATCTATTGGCTGGTCATGTTTGGTCTACGGGAACTGCTGGTTCTTTAAATGTAGACAGAGTGTGGCCTAACGGGGCAGATGAGATCACAGGTTTGGCGGCTCACAATGGCTTTCTCATCATCTTTGGTAAGCGTCAAATCTTGGTGTATGCCAATGCAACTACGCCATCTACCATGACTTTGAGTGACACAGTTGGTGGTATTGGTTGTATAGCAAGGGATACGATTGCATCTACTGGCAAGGACATCCTCTTCTTGTCTAACTCTGGTATTCGCTCGTTTGCTAGAACGATTATTGAGAAGTCAGCCCCATTGGGAGACTTGTCTAAGAATGTACGCAATGACTTGTTATCTACGATTGCTGGTGAGACTCTAACCAATCTAAAGGCTGTTTATTCAGAAAGAGATGCTTTCTACCTGATAACCTTCCCATTGGTTAAGCAAGTGTTCTGCTTTGACACAAGATTGCAGTTACAAGATAACTCATTCAGAGTAACAACATGGGATTCTATTGAGCCAACTGCTTTGCTTTCCCGTAGGAATGGTGACTTGCTGATTGGCAAGAATGGATACATTGGAAAGTATGGTACTTATCTAGACCATACAAGTAGTTATCGTTTCTTGTACTACACAAACCATGCTGATCTAGGCGATCAAGCGGTAACTTCTATCCTGAAAAGATTGTCTATTGTTGCCATTGGTGGCTCAAACCAGTTTGTAACAATGAAGTGGGGATTTGACTTCTCTACTAACTACTTAGCCGCAAGTACCTTTATTCCGACACAGGGAACGTCAGAGTATGGGGTTGCACAGTACAACAATCCAAACAATCAGGTTGTGACGATAACCAATGCAAGCCCTGCGGTTGTTACATCTGTTGATGGCTCTTCTTTTGTATTGAATAACACAATAACTTTGACAACCACAGGCACGTTGCCATCAGGATTAAATACGTCAACAACTTACTTTTGCGTTAATGTCTCTACAACCACTTGTAACTTGTCTTTGACATCTAGTGGTACGGCTATCAACACAACAACAGCGGGTAGTGGTACGCATACAGCGGTACACGCACAACCTTCTGTGACTAACGAGTATTCAGATGGTGTTTCGTTGCAGACTTTACAAGTCAATGCAAGTGGTTCTGGCAAAGTTGTGCAAACTGGTTATGAGACTAATATTTCAGGCAATGAACTATCTATTCAAAAGATTGAAATTCAGTCTAAACGTGGCAGATTAAGTTAAGGAGAAGAAATGACAAATTATGTGAAATCAACAAACTTTGCTACCAAAGACAATCTTGCGTCTGGTGATCCATTAAAGATTGTTAAGGGTACTGAGATAAATACTGAGTTTGACAACATTGCTGTTGCTGTTGCTACTAAGGCAGAGTTGGCATCGCCTACCTTTACTGGTACTGTAACCATACCAACTGTTGCTATTAGCGCAGGAACGATTACTGGTATTACTGATTTGGCTGTTGCTGATGGTGGTACTGGTGCATCTACTGCGGAAAATGCCCGTACCAACTTGAGTGCGGCATCTTCTGGTGCTAACTCTGACATTACCTCCATTACTGGTTTAACAACGGCTTTGACTGTTGCACAGGGTGGTACTGGTGCGACAACTCTAACTGCAAACAATGTAGTTTTGGGTAATGGAACGAGTGCTGTGCAGTTTGTTGCGCCTGGCTCATCTGGCAATGTTTTGGTTTCTAACGGTTCAACATGGACATCTGGTGGTGCAGGGGTTACTTCTGCTGTGGCTGGAAATGGTATTGCTGTGTCTAGCGCAACAGGTGCTGTAACTATTAGTGCCGCCGCACCTTCTTCTGGCTCTATTGGTTCTTATTGTTTTGCGGGATCACCTGATGCTGGCAATAGCACAATTGCATTCACGCCTGGCACTACAGTTGCTGGTTCAACTCTTAGAATTGCTGATCCATCTACTACTGTGACAACAAGCGGTTATGACCCAGGCTTCGGTGGTACTTGGCAATCTATGGGGCGCACAAGTAGAACTTTTAACCCTTGTAATGGCAATAGCCCTTCATCAATTGGTTTGTGGGTACGTGTTTCTTAATTAAAAGGAAAATGTAAATGTTTACGATTGAAACTGTAACTAATTTGCAATGGTGTGATGCAGAGCACAAAGTTTTTTACTGTGACGCTAAGTATGCCGAGTTTAATGAGGCGCATCCAACTAGTGTAAATGCAACAGACCCATATGCTCACATCCAAGAATTATGGGCTAAAGGCAATGCTGGTGTATATGGTGCGATTGCTGAGTATTCGCCGCCTTTGTCAGAGCCAAAAACTGTTGCTGGAAATCAACCAACTACAACAGGCTCACAAGATTTATGACAAAAGCAATAAACCCAACCCATGCTGTTACTTATGACGGGGCAACTCTAAATGTGTTTCACGCAAACAAGGGGGAAGGATTGTTAAAACATGAGCATAGTTACTCGCATCTCACAATCTGTCATGCAGGAAGTTGTGTGATTCGTAAAGAAGGAATTGAGAAAGTGATTGACAAGTACACGCAACCGATAAACCTCAAGGCTAATGAGTGGCATGAGATTGAGGCATTGGAAGACGAGACTGTGTTTGTGAATGTGTTTGCGGAAGGCAAGTATTGATGATAGTTCACCACTTTTCTGATGGACTGTATGCCAAGGAAACGGCATTTACTGCTGGTCAGGCCATCTTGAAGCACACTCACAATTACAGTCATTTGTCTATTTTGGCAAAAGGTAAGGTTGCTGTGTTGCGTGGAGATGAGATTGACATTATTGATGCGCCAGCGTGTATTGAGATTAAGTCAGGTCTAACTCATGGAGTTAAGGCTATTACAGATTGTGTTTGGTTTTGTATCCATGCAACAGACGAGAAAGATGCGTCTAAAGTGGATGAAGTTTTGATAAATGGAGAATAAATATGCCAGCGTCATTTTTTAGTAATCCTGCCGTTATATCTGCGGGTATTAACCTTGCAGGTGGTTTATTAGGTGGAGAATCTGCGGCTGATGCGGCAAGAGCGTCTGCTGATGCACAAGTAAAGGCGGCTCAAATAGCGGCAGAGGAGGCTCGTTTCCGACCTGTTGGAGTAACCACACGCTTTGGTTCATCTCAATTTGACTTTGGGCCAGAGGGAAGACTCTCAGGTGCAGGTTATACGTTATCTCCTGATTTAAAAGCCTATCAAGATCGTTTGATGGCCTTAACAGGTAGTGGATTAACACAAGCAGAATTAGCGGCAAACCAATACGCTCCTTTAACTGGTGCGGCTAGTGGTTTGTTTAGCCTTGGTCAACAGTATTTAGCACAAACACCTGAACAAGTTGCTCAACAGTACATGACAAAACAGCAAGACTTGCTTGCACCTAGTCGTGAGAGACAGTTGGCTAACGTCAGAAATCAGGCTTTCCAAACAGGTCGTGGTGGTTTGTCAGTAGGTGCTACTGGTTTGCGTCCAAGTGGCGCAGAAGGTTTGAGTGGTACTAATCCTGAGATGGAGG